CTTATTTCTGATAAATCAGCTCTCGTCAGCGTTCTATTGCCAATTCTGTAGCTTTGCCCTGCTACCAAAATAGACTGTTCTGCAGATAAATACTGCTTTAACCGTTCATTAAGTACCGTACTTGCCACTAATAATCCCCCCTCACACTTTTTCTAATGCAGCCGTAGCCGCCTTTAGGCTTTTTTTTCAGTTTAGACTTTACCGATTGTTCTTTGATTACATTCGGGCTGTTGATCAATTTTTCCAAAGCCTCGAAATCAGGATTTACGCTTAACATACATGCGAGGTTATAAACCCGCAGATCCAAAGGCTCGTTCCGTTTATCTTTAGCTATATTTACCCACTGATATACTAATACTCCATTTTTCCGACGAGGCTCTTTCGTTTCAGATATGAGGCCTTTAAAATAAAATTCATCGTAGCCGCGAGTTAGCTGTACAGTTACGCTATCACTCTTATCAAGCGGAAAATGAAAATATTTAGGTCCAGGCTCTTCAATCGATAACCGATCCATAACATATTGTTTGCCGCTATCTGTGCCAAGCATTACCAGCGGTATCGTATGTCCCCTTACGGTTTTAACCTTAACGTACTTATGCAATAACGGCACTCCTGGTGTCGATGAACCTTTTATAGCAAAACGCTGCCTTACAAATCGTTTTTTACAGTACGCATAAACTTCTTTCGTGTAGTGGCCGCCGGAATCTATAAACGTCCTGGCTACCAAAAGACCCTTACCTGACGCAAAGCGATATTCCTTATCCAGCTGTTCGTCCAGCATATCCCACACTTTAGGTGTATCCGGCACGCCCAAAATAGTGCCCTTTTTTATTCCCCAACATTCTTCAGCCATTCCCCAGCCACAAATCTCATACTCGAGCCTGTTGTCTTGTACGTCAACGGCCGCTGTTAAAAGCAGTACGCCTTCTGGCAGCTCGGCGCCATAGTTTTCACGCCTGCGCATAAACTGCTCATGGCTTTCAAAATTTCCTTTGCGCTCATATGCTTCTCCAAAACGAGTATTAACAACTACTTTTTCACGCTCTGGATCGCCCTGTGCTTCCAACCATTCCTGCATTACATCTGACCAGTTCACCCAAGGTGATGCAAAACAGTTAACAAAAAAGCTCCGTACCCCCTTAGTGAGAGCCGAAGCGTTCTGTGCAATATATTTTTGTGCGGCCTGCCGCATTTCAGTTTCTGTAAACCCAAACCCGCAATCTGGGCAACGCCAAATAACTGACTTAACGATAACCTGCCTTGTTCCCTTTTTATCAACAGAACAGTCGTAGTCAGGATGCATATCCCGATGCGTGACTAAATGCCACTCTTTGCATTTTGGGCATTGATGCTGCCACTCTTCCTGAGTACCTGTTATATATTCATCTTCGATTCGACTGTCTCCAGCATTGGTCGGTGTTGAGAATAGCCCCATGACGCTATCCCAAAAGGTCGTCATACGTTTTGCAGCCAAGCTGACCGGGTCGCCTTCTGTGCCGGCGCTTTTTGGAAAGCGGTCAACTTCGTCTGCCAGTAATATTTTTATCGGCTTACTGGCAAGACCGGCAGGACTGTTAGCACCCGCCATTATAAGTCTGCCGCCAGGGAATTGTTTAGAAAGGATAGTATTGCCGGCGTCACGGCTTTTTACGTCTTTAAAAATATCTCTCAATACTTTTGTATCTCTGATCATCGGCGCTATACGTGATTTACTATAGTCCTGTGATGTTTCGATAGTTGGTTGGATCATCATTATCGGTGCAGGCGCCAGATGTGCGAACCGCCCAATAACATTGTTCATGATATCGGACTTTCCAACCTGAGATGCGGTCTTTGCAACTACCCTAGTTATGCCCGGTTCAGTAAAAGCATCCATAATGGCTTTTTGATATGGAGCACGATCTGTTCGCCACCGCCCAGGCTCTGCAGCAGCTTCGCCAGATATCATCCTATAGCTATCAGCCCATTCGGATACAGTTTGATCTGATAACGGCATCAATGACTGTTTTACTATTTTTTTGAAAAGATCAACTGTCTTCTTCATTACTAAATATCTCCGGATTATAATCGCTAAGCTCAGTTAACCTTGACTTAATTTCTTTAGAAAGTTCCGTCATAATAACACTTCTGCTCTGATTCTCCAGTCTAGCAGCCATCTTGGCTGGTATGCCCAAAAGCTGACTCCGTAATTTAGATAACATATCTGTCATAACTCTTTCGACATCTGCCGCATCATGTGACAGATTTTGTCGCCTTGCCAATTCAAGTTCAGCTAATTTACGTTTTGCAGCTTCATGCAATGCTTTTTCAGACCAATAATCATCTTCATCCTTGCTGGAATATTTATTTTCATAAAACGAAGCTATTGCCATTGTCAAAACGAAGTCTCCTTCTATTTCACGATGCAAAACTTCCTCATTTACCAACTGATTTACACGTCGTTCGCTGATGCCCAATAATTCGGCAAGCTCTCTTGCAGAGCCACGCTTCAGAATTTTAACCACTTCTATTTTCACCGCCTGTCTACTACAAAGAGAAGGAAATAGGAAAAAATATTTTTAAATCTAAACCTTTTTCGGGGCTCGAAAGACCCTCAAAGAAAGTTATCCACAGGAAGAACCTATGAAAGTTCTCCTGTGAATGACCAAATAAAAAGCACTCACATTAGTGAGTGCTCTAAATGTTTTATGAATCTAAATCATAGTTTTGCTTCCTCTTCTATATTAGCCCACCTATTGTCTAGCAAAAATTTTATTTTTTTGCTTAACTCCCTTGTTGCAGACAACATCTGTTCATAAGATTTTTTGTGTTCATAACTCATAAATATCTGCTTTAAATGTATAAGATCCTTTTCTACATATTCTTTTTCTTCCTGAGTAACTTCTAAATCAAAGGCAATTAACTTTCGATTTAACTTGACAAGATTTTTATTATATTCTTCTTTCTGCTCTTCCTTGTCTAATATATCTCTGGTTATTTTTATGCCATTTAAAAACACCTCAATTACATCAATACCTGCATTACGAAACGCATTGTATTTTTCCACTCTTTCACTAGTAATGATATCTTTATATGCTTTTTTATTTTGACTTGCTATTAATTTTAATGAAGCTCTGAAATTTAAAAGTCCAACACATAAAACAACCAGTGCTGAAAATAATGTAGCATAAACACTCCATTGTGCGCTCTTTACAGATGCTTCAACTGCTGAAATGTTATCAAAATGTCTGGTTAATATTTCAAGAATACGCATTAATAGTTCTTTTTCGTCCACCAAACTCACCATCCCCATCAAGATGGTTATATTATATCACAAAAACATTTGTGAATTATATTAAAGATATTAGTTTCTGTAATCTGCAAATAGAATACAAATACGCTTCAACCTTGACTTTGATAGCATTACATTCTTCTGTATGATGCCTTTTGTGGTGGCAGTCCATGTACAACACTGCACCTTTATCTGTCTCATCGCTTTTCAACGCTCCGGCTGGTTCATGATGAAATTTTTCTTGCCTTGACACCCATCTTCCACAAATAATACATTTATCGCCGTCACGGTCGAATATAGCGTTATTTAGGTCTCTCAATGTCTTGCCTTTCAATCTAATTCTTTTTGTTTTTTGAAACGACATTTGACGATACTCCAGTAATATAAAAAGCCGCTGGCACTTACGCCAACGGCTTTTGCTTTATCTATATTTGGTTACACTTTTACCTGCGACAATTATAGCACTTATTTGGCAACAATAAAAGGCAATCTTTTGGCAACACATTTTGGCAACTTTATATGCCTAAAATTATGCTATTAATGCTCCCGGAAAAAGTTTCTTTATCTCTTTTACAAATTCCCTAGCTGTTGTCATTATTAACCCGTCTTTCCATTTATTGCCTATATTATACCACAGCTTATTCTAAAACAGATGCACCGTATAGGAAAACCGACAACTTATTGATAAGCCTAGATCTATTATACCGAACTGTCCGTTCTGCACAGTGCAGCATTTCTGCAACATATGTGTCATCACAATTTAGAAAATACCGCATTTCGATAATCTTATAATATTCGTCAGCGGCAACCGTCTCTAAGGCTTGATTTATTTCTTCAACAGCTTTCTGGTCACGATGCAACTTTAACTCTACCGCCAAAATCTTTCCTTCCTGGCGTTCCTCCGGTGTCAAGCGTATACCATCGCCACCATAACTGATAATGTCTTTCGACTTGGCTGTAATTTTCTCCCGCTTCAAATCCTCAATATCCAGTCGATACCGTTCAATATTTTTCTGCAGCGTGGGGAAAGCGTACAGCCTTGCCTCAGTCTGTTTGTAATAATTACCTTTACCAGCTGGCTTTACGACCGCCAAAGCTGATTTTACCGCTTCTAATGCGGCTTCTTTTGCCGCACGCTTGATAAATTTATTGATTTCCTGCTCTGTCAATTAAAATCACCCCTCTGTCTGTAAAACATCTGCAGCAACGTCTATCGCAGCACTTTCAGCTTCACTCAGCTGATGACCATGCTGCACCTGCCCTAACATACCGATCACGCTCCGGAATCGATTTTCTTTTACACAATTTACCCTGCGGCAGTAAACTTTATTCTCGCTTACTTGACGGCTCCACACGCAGCCCTTACACTTATGTGCCACTCTAAACACGCTCCTTCAGTTCTTGATCTGCCAAAACTGACGCAATTACAAAGTAGCAGATTATGTCATCGATACTCTCCTGTACTTTGGCACCGGTCAGCCTGTTATTATAAACGTGTGCAACATGTTTCGCGGCATATGCTTTCAGCGCTTCGTACTGCACCGAAAAGCCATTATCCCCATACATCAGTCTCGCTCCGGTCGTAAAATTCGCCAAGGGATCTTTATCTGTTGAATACTGGTCATTCTTGACCTCAAACATCCACTGTATATAATTCAATTTATTTTTTACTGCTTGTATAAATTCTTTTTCCGTCATTAGTCACTCAGCTCCTGTTCTATATTGTTCGACCCTTGCTTTAACTGCTGCCAGCAGTTCTGCCTGGCTGGCATCCTTATGCGCTAACGCCGCCATTACCTGCTCGTCCATAGTACCTTTAGTAACCAAATGGTGTATTATTACGGTCTGCTGCTGGCCTTGCCTGTATAGTCTGGCGTTAGCCTGCTTATACTGTTCCAGGCTCCATGTAAGTCCAAACCAGACTATCGTATTGCCGCCGGCCTGCAAATTCAGTCCGTAGCCGGCAGAAGCCGGGTGCGTAATAAGCATTTTTATCTTGCCTGCGTTCCAATCGTTAACATCTTCAGGCGTTTTCAATTCTCTTGCATAATTGAACCATTTAAGCAACCTGTCCCGATCATGCCTGTATGCATAAAAGACCAGTATCGGATTTCCTGATTCTGCTATTTCTTTCAATGCGACCAGCTTTTCATCGTGAATGTCTATAACGCCTTTGTTCTCGTCATAAACAGCTCCGTTCGCCATCTGCAGAAGTTTGTTTGAAAGTGTTGCTGCGGTAGCAGCTGTAACATCACCCTCCGGAAGTTCTAAAACCAAAAGTCTTTCAAGCTCTTTATATCTGGCTCTTGCCCCTGTACCCATATCGACGCTGATCACATTGTCGATACGCTCCGGTAGTTCCAGCCAATCACCAGCACTCATACTGAAAGTAATATCACTGATTGCTGCATATATCTCCTGCTCGGCTCCAGGTTTTGGCTTATATGAATAAACCACGTAGCCATTGCTTTTATCTGGAACAAACCAGCGGTTACGGTATTCTGTTATTGTCCGACCCAGTCTTTTCCCGCCGTCCAGCAAATAAATCTGTGCCCACAGGTCCATTAATTTATCGCCCGGTGTGCCTGTCAGCTCTAACACTTTCTCAAAATACGGCCGCACTTTCCGAAGTGCCTTGAATCTTTTTGCCTGATGATTTTTAAAGCTGCTGCTTTCGTCAAGAATAAGCATATTAAACATCTTAGGTCGCCAGTGCAACTGCTCCATAAGCCAGACCACATTATCGCGGTTGATAATATAAATATCAGCCTCGGCTGCCAGTGCCCTCTGACGTTCGCTGGCTGTGCCCAATATCTTTGATATTTTAAGCTGCTGCGTTATATCCCACTTTTTTATCTCACTGTCCCACGTACTTTCTGCAACCTTTTTCGGTGCAATAATCAGAACCTTAGACACCGAAAAGTAATCCCATAGCAAATGTGTTATAGCAATAAGGCTGCAGGCCGTTTTGCCAAGACCCATATCTAAAAAGAGTGCCAACGCCGGCAATTCCAGTATCTTTTTGATCGCAAACTCCTGATAGCTATGCGGCTTAAACACGTCGGCCATTTCCCACATCTCCAGCTAATACAGAAACTGCAACAACCGCAGTTTCCAATTCCATAATCACCTTATCTACACGTTCATAGCAGTCAACTATTCTGCAGTCGGCACCCATATCACACAACTCTTTGATTTTCATGCGCTGCTGCGGCCGCAAACAGCCACCCGGTTTTTTTACTTCTACAAGCAGGTATATAGCCGTAACCAGTGATTCTAGTCCAGTAGGTACCACGACCAGCCGATCCGGCACACCAGCATTACCTGGACTTACGAATTTATAGGCCTTACCGCCCATCTCTTTCACTCGTTTGCACAAATACTGTTCGACATCTTTCTCTGTCCTCTCCACAAGAACACTCCTTTCGTGGACATTTGTCCTGAAAACACCGGAAACAAAAAATTTCCTTATATCTATTTATATAAGCCCTATATGCTATTTCTTACGCGCGTATATACGTATATTATTAAAATATCTTTATAGTAATATTTTTTGTTTACTTTGTTTCCGCTATCACTCTAAACCGCTTGTGTTCTAACTTTTTGGCGGAAACAAAACCTGTTTTTTCTGTTTCCGCTCTTGTTTCCGCCGTTTGCGCTAAATGCTGATTTTTGAAAAGTGTTCAAAAATTTTGTTTCCACTGTTTCCGTTGTTTCCCTTTAGTTCGCTAAAGTCCGTTTCCGCTTCGTGTTTTTGTTTCCGCCTTTGTTTCCGCTAATTTGTACATCTACAGTAGCCACGTTGGTGCCCATACATTTTTCCAAACCTCAAATTTCCCTTTGACCGTTCCCATCCCTGCATATTTTGCATGATGCTGTTAATCTCTCTGGACATCAAACTATTAAGGTTCTTTGGGTCTCCTTTAAACACTTCGCACCATATCTCAAGAACACAAACCTTATACCGCTGCACTGTACCTGGCTCAGTAAGCTCATCACTTTCCAAAAAATCCCGGCGTTCATACAGATCCAAACTATCCCAGTTCTCCGGCAGCAAAGTATCAAGGTATTCCCGTACAAGACCAACTTTCTCAGACTCCTCAGTATGCGCTGACTGTGCCTTAACGGCTTCTGCTTCCATATCTTTGTCCAGATACAGGCTTTCTCCCTGCTGCCACAGATAATAAGCCTCGGCCCACACCTGCGCTACTTCTGCCTCTGTAAAATCTTTAAAACTCTTATCATGCGGACCACCTACGTTAACCGGCCAAAACCTTCTATTGCCCGTCCGGTCTCGGAGAAATACAGTTTCATTTGTAGTCCCATAAAATACGCACTGCCGTGGGAATGAAGCTGTTCTACGTCCATAAGCTACACGAAAGATATCTTCGGACTTCGATAAAAACTGTTTTACCGCTTCTGATTCAGCTTTTCTCGTAGCATACAGCTCACCCAGCTCTGCAATCCAAACTCCATGCAGCTGTTCATAGGCTTCCTTGCCCTGCACGCTGGTAAGACTGTCTGAGAACCATTCACGGCCGAGTTTCTTCAGCATCGTACTTTTACCGATGCCCTGCGGTCCGCAAAGAATTATCACATTGTCAAATTTGCAGCCGGGGCTGAATACCCTTGCTACCGCAGCTACTAAATGCTTACGGGTCACGGTACGTACATAATCCTTATCATCAGCCCCAAGATAATCTATCCAAAGGGTATCTACCCTCGGTGTTCCATCCCACTCTTTAGCCTTGATATAGTCACGAACCGGGTGGAAATGGTTGCGGGTAAAAACCTCAGCACAGGCATCATAAATAACCTGCTGCCCTTTTACGCCGTAAACATTGCTTAAATAATTGCGTAAGCAGCTATCATCTGTATCGTTCCAGGTAACGCCCTGTTTTATAGACCGCCAGGGCATACTGTCCAGCAGCACCGTCCGGAAACTGAAATCGTTATAGGCAACTTTACCGACCAGATTGATATCATTTTCTAAAATCAGCTTCAGGTTATGTGGCGTTGATTTTATTTCACCGGTTTTCGGCGTTATTTCCAGCTTACTCATCCAGTTTATATCTGAAGGCACATCTCCAAAATCGTCACTTTCTTCCAGCAGCTTTTTAGCCAGTTCGGTTTTAACGGCATCGTCTTTCATTGCGAATTCCTGCATTGCGCTATAGCTCGGCAGGTTGTTTATTTTGGTATCGACTTCAACGTCAACATCTTTATCACCGAAAAGGTGCAGCCGAACAAGGTCAAAACTGTTTACCAGCTTTCCGCTGACGGGATCGGTACCGTGATGGCTGTATGCAAATTTGCCATCTTCGTACACCACAAGCCCGCCTGACGTACTTCCCTGTTTATAGGTATAACGACCTTCACCGCAAGGCTCATACACATCATTAAGGAAACAGTCTATCACATCCGGCACTGAATACGTTCTGCAAAAAGCGCCTATTGCTCCAGGTTTTTCGTAAGGGTCACCTTGCTTTTTCACAGCTGCCTGCCGCATCTTATTTGCCCTAGAACTCTCTGGCCACGTCGAAGTATCACGCCAGTCATCGTATGCAGCAAGCACATCGTCCGGATCCAAACAGTTCTCGCTATCGTTAGCGAAAAATATGTACTCGCCATCGGTAGAAGTACTTGGCCAGTACATCAGCCTTTCAGCTTCATAAGTAGTATCGTCAAAAAAATCCATTCCAATATCATCAGCAATACGCCGTGCAATAGCCTGATACGCATCCGGCTGCACAGCTCTGGCCAAAGGGATCACAACGCGCAGCCGCGGTTTCTCCGGTGTATGCTTATGTGTTGAATAAACTGCATAACAAACATCACCAAGTACCAGATCAAGGATCGTCATAAAGCTGCTGTCCGCAAAATCTGCGTCCAGTGTGACCAGCTGCCGCTTGACAACATTGCCGGCAATGCGGCGGCCATTTTTTATATAACCATCTACAAAACCACCAACGTCCTTTATTTCGTCTTGCCGGGGCTTTGACAAATTGGCATACTCCGCAGCACTCTCGCGCGTCCTGGTAGTAACTCTAAGCTTGTCCATAATATCAGACCAACTAAATTCTTTATTTTTCCATTGCTTAGCCTTACGGCTGCCGCCGACAGCTATAGTAAATTTTGCAGGGATCATATCGCATTCCTCAGTTCATTCTTGCCGCTGCCTGTATCTATATCACAGGTATTTATCTTTAACTTGGCTTCATTGGCCCATTCTATTACTGCTGCATTCAGTTCAGGATTTTTGGCAACCGGTCTGTTTTGATTGAGTTTAGCCTGCCTGATTTCTCCGTCGGCCACTTCAATACAAACTAATAATTTACCTTCATCATCAGTCATAACCGCTATAGTGCATTTGCCGGCAAGCGCACGTTCAGCATAAGAGCCTACACAGTTGTGCAGTTTATTGCCAACCATGCGCAGCTCATGCGCGGTTTCTGGAAGAAAGAATTTCAATCTGTCCTTCTGCATCGCCAAACGCTTTACTACATGTTCCGGTATCTGCAACGAATAATCTTTATTTTTCTGTGCATCCCATTTTTCTACAAGCCAGTCATGTATTTGTGCGATAGAAGGTTTTTCTGTCCACAAAAGTTCCTGCGTTTCAGCTGCAAGCTTAAAATACATTCTGCTGCAATCATCTATATCCGAAGGGTTATAATGCTTAATCAGAAAATAAGATGCATTATTTTTATATCGGTCTGAAGCGATCTTCAAAAAATTCAAACTTAGTTCTCCAAACGCAAAAGATCTTTCTATACGTAGCCCCATTTCCCCAACGCTGGCAAGCGCACCTGCCAATAATAACTGCTCTTTGTAATCTGCTGATATCCCTACGGCCGTTTTTAGCCTACCAGCTTCTAAAAGGCTGCCTTTGGCAATAATTTTTCTAAAAGCCTTTGTATCACGAAGCCCCATAACGTTCAATACGCTTTGCGGATAAGACAGGCCAGTACGAGTTTTAGCTATCACTTTCTCTAAAAAAGCTTCTAACGATATCTTATCCATATAATAAGCTTCTACAAAACCACGGTAATCGCTGCGCCACGAACGATCATTAAAAACCGTTGGTAGATTGGGGGCATCCGTCACGGCCAAACGCCAGGCAATATTACTCAAAGGAAAAATAAGTGCTCCCATCGAACTGCCTGCAGGTACATGCATAGCTTTTAACTTGATATTATGAAAGTCTTTAACCTTTTTGCTAATAGCAGTGCGCAATTTAAGCAGCATATTCGCAAAATCTTTTTTATTATTTTTCCAGGCGATGCTGCTATGAGTAAGATGTCTTAAAACGGATTGTTCACTAAACTCACGTTCTACTGGATTAGATATTTCGTATTTAACATCATCCTTGGTTTCAAAATAAGACTTTCTTTTATGGACATCAAACATTACTGTTTCGTGGCAGCGCTTTTTAATAGCACAAAAACGAATATCGTCAAAAGTCACTTCTGTATATGAAATTCTCAAACTGATATGATTCTTATACTCATAAAGAGATAAAATCATTTTTTCAGGTATACCTACCCCGATGTCATGCGCAAACCCTTTATGTTTGGAAGATCCTCTGCATCCCGGGCAGTTAAAATAATTACCGTTCCAGGTCTGCCAGCCATTAAAGCATGTATACCCCCACCTTGCGGTGAAGGTTTGCTCGCAGGTAGTACAGTAATGCGCATAAATATTGTCATCCTTATACGGTCCTTCACCTAAAGCAACAGGAGCCTGAATAAAGTCAAACATTTTAGGAATTACGATTTTTGCAAGTAAAGTCCCCATCACGGGCACCCCCTAACCTAAAAGATCATCAATATCTATTTCTGTTGCTTGTTTCTCTGGTTCTTCGTCAAACAAAGTCTGATCCAGTTTTTCTTCCTCTGTTTTATCCGCGACCGGAGCTGTAACTTTTGCTTCTGCCTTCTTGCCTCTTGAAGATTTTTTCTCTGGTTTCGCTGCTGGTTCCGCTTCTTTTTTTACTGGTTTTAATTTTAGATAAAGCTCACACTGCCGACGCTGGTTATCTACATAACCCTCCAGCTCCCGGCGTTCTTCATCCGATAAAATACTGGTGTCCTTAGCGATTTCATCCTGCATTTCTTTAAAAATCTTTATTTGATTCTCAACTGCGCTAAACGTATTTGACATAATATATCAATCCTTTCTGTAATAAGGTGTTGTATAGCCATCTGCATCAAGCTTCAGGCCTCTATTCCAGGAAACATTTTCAGACATTATTTTTATTACTCTTTCCAACTCACCGGCCACAGGTTCCGCTTCAATGATCACTTCATCATGTACGTGCATCAGTATTTCATATCCGGCCGCATCCAGTTTCAGCATTGCTTCGGCCAGGCAATCTCTTGCCGTGGCCTGCACAATATTTTCAACCAATTTGCCGCCATACGTTTCCAAGCGGCACCAGCTTTTATTGTTTTGATTTACACCTAGATAAGTAATAGATGTTCTGCCCATACTGTTATCTTCCAACCGCGGCTTTGCATATGCTATCCGGCGCCCAGATGGCAACCGGATAAAAAGCATGCCAGCTTCAAATTGAAAAGCTATACCGTGCCGATACTGAACAGTAGTTCTTTTGCCGATTGCTTCTTTTGCTGCAGCTTCTACATCCCACCAGAACTGTACTATTTTCGGACTGGCCTTGCGCCATTTTGTCACGATATCGGTCAGCTCATCATCAGCAAGCCCCATCTTGTCAGCCCCCATTTGCTTCAACGCACCAACGCCGCCCTGATAACCAAGAGCCAGTTCTGCAACTTTGCCTTTCTGGCGTAACGTGCTACCTTTCGTAACTTCTTCGATTGGTACATGAAACATTTTTGCTGCTGACGCTTCGTAGATTTTGCCAGTAGTAGCAAATACTTCCTGGCGCCATCTTTCTCCGGCCAGCCACGCAATAACTCTCGCTTCAATAGCCGAAAAGTCGGCTACTATAAAAGTTCTGCCAGGCGATGCAATCAACGCCGTCCGGATCAGCTGGCTGAGTACATCGGAGACGTTCGGATAAAGCATATCCAACATATCAAAATCGCCATTTCTTACAAGATTTCTGGCATCATCCAGATCCGGCAGATGATTCTGCGGCAGGTTATGTACCTGTACAACACGGCCGGCCCAGCGGCCGGTACGATTAGCTCCATAAAACTGTAAAAGTCCGCGTATCCTGTCATCGCTGCAAGCAGCCCCAATCATTGCTGAATACTTTTTTACTGAAGTCTTGGAGATAAGCAGCTTCAGCTCCAAGACTCTTTTTATATTTACAGGCAAATCACTCTGCAGCATTTCCTGTGCTACACTTTTTGTCAGGCTCGGCACCCTCACCCCAGTAGCAAATTCTAACCAGCTTTTGATCTGGTCAACACTATTCGGATTATCTAAACCCGTAATATCTTTCAACTGCTGCATAGCATCCTTTTTTATCTGTTCATCACATTTGATAGCATTTTCTACCAGTACCCGGTCGATAAGGATACCGGCACTGACGATTTTTTGATCAAGCTCCCAAAGCCGCTGCTCTTTTTCATTTGGCCTGAATCTATCCAGTTTATTTAAAATAGTTCGTTCAACTTCTACATCCTGTCCGCAATACTGCTTGAATAGCTCCCACTTCTTACCATCATGCTGCGGCAAATTCCTAAGCCGTCCGCCGTTTGTTTTAGTAGGCTTGCAGGGTTTACAAAAATATTCTATCAATCGCCGCCCGATGGACATTTTCTGTTTATCGTCAGGAAAATTCAAGGCTTGAGCCACACCAGCCAAATATCCCGGCAAACCTAAAGTCAAAGCAAGTACCGAAGTACAGGACCATTGACCAGCATTGAGCTTTTTCTTGAAATACTTGCTCAGGCACGTCATTTCAAAGTTAGCATTATATGCAGTCTTCAATACATCAGGTGAAAAAAGAGCCCGCAGCACATCTGCGGGCAGTTTTTCACCTTGAGCAAGGTCAATAACCTGCACCGGGTCTTCATCAAACGCAAAGCCAAATAAAAGTATTTCAAAATCAGGAGCATCGACATAAGCATAAGTTCCAACTTTTTTTATGTCCCTTGATGAATAGGTTTCAAGGTCAATGCTTAGTCTGGTCATGGTTCTTAACCTAGCAGATCATCAGCATCGGCCGAATCATCAAACCCATCATCCCAGTCTTCATCACGAACGATACCGCCGCCAAGGGGCTCGCCATCCGATAATTTCATAATGCCCATAAGCCCCGCAGATACGCCGCGATTGCCCTGGCTATCATAGACGTAAAAGTTGATAATAGCCCGACCATAACAGCCACTGTATAATTCCGATTCTTCAGTGATCGGTGTTTTGTCGGCATATACAATAGCAGGTTTTCGAGTGCTCGATACGTTCATAACATAATGTCCTGCACATTCGGGGCCATAGGGTTCACCTCCGTTAGGTGTTACACCGTCGCCATCATGCAGGGTAGTTTTCAGCTGCGCCGGCAGTTTCTTCCCTTTTTCTACCCAAGTGTCTTTCGCAGCTTGGGCTGCTGCCTTCATTTTTGCAAGTGTTGCAGTATCGGATTTAGGAATCAAAAGCATCACGCTGTATTTTTCTACACCATTTTGATCCGCGCGCGGATGAAATGCATTTACATAAGAAAACCTAACTCTACCTGTAGTGATTTGTGTTTTTGCCATAATAATTATTCCTCCTCAAATTGGTCAATAATAGATTTTTCGGGAGCCCATTCCGGGCGTTTATCTTGTTCAGTTACTAACGTTGGTTTTCCCGGCGGTTTTTCAATAAGACCCGCCGCCAGTTCCCTAAATTTTTTCTTACCTGTCAGAGATTCCAAGTCTGTAAGACTACGAAGTTCTGTTGGTTTATAAATAGTTTCATCCGCATAGCCCTCATTGCGCAGAATTTCTGCCATGATCTCAGGATCAGTAATTTTACGGTTACTGCGTCCCTCAACCAGTTTCATGCCTGGCCACTTCTTACCAGTATTGACAGCTGCATCAAGCGCGTATTTTTGCAGGGCATCTATCCACTTCGTAAAAGCGCCGGCGCGCATCAGTATATCTGAAACTTCAGCATCTGAGAGCAAGTCGGCTTCAGCAAATGCGTATTTAGCAATTTCAAGATTGTAATCTGCCAAATGCCTGCAGGTAGCCGACGCTCTGCAGAACCTGCAATGATCTCCGGCCCCGTATTCGCCTTCGCCTTTCATCGCCATTTGGGCCGTTACTTTTACAGCTTCGCCCCATGCAAGCAGTTCATTAAGTGTCAGCGTTTCAGAACTGATACTGTCTAATCTTGGCTGCACGATCGTCATGGCAACATTTTTAAACTCATATAACAGTCCAAAATTATTGTAAGCCCCGAGACCATATAAACGCATTTGCGAATTATTTTCAGCTGAAACAGGCACACCCTTGCCGTATTTCAGGTCAATCACCTCAATAGTGTCACCGGCGATAATTATCACGTCACCGGTACCAAATCCCTCTGGTACCCAGGGACTGAAATCGAGTTTCTGTTCTATAAACAGATAGGCCCTCCCATTATTTTCAGCTTGTAAGCATGAATAGCGTTCCCAAACAGTATCTACATAGTCAGAAATATAGTCGTTCATACTTACGGAATATCTTGGATCAGCCTCTACTGCTCGCAATCGTTTTTCATACTCATCCTGTAAAATTTCAAGATTTAGGTACCGCAACCGGATCTCTGCCACCTCATGGGCCAGAGTGCCTTCTGCTGCGTACTCACTGCCTTTATCAGGGAAATGGCTTTCCAATCTTGCAGAAGGCGGGCAGTTCAACCATTTGCTACTGCCTGACGCACTTAAAAAGGCGTGAGCACTCATAACCCTTTCACCAGCTCGATCAGTTCAGCATATTTTTCAGCAGGGGTATCAGATAACTTAGTACTACCTACTTTTTGGAAACATTCGGCCAGTTTGGCT